CTGGGCAGTGTCAGTGTCATCACTAACGCCTTAGATTCTAGCAACGACTTCTGTTCTGACATGACGGCAGAAGAAGTTAAAGAGCGCGTCATGCGTAGTGCTGGCTATCTGGAGCACGGCAAAGCGTTGACAGACTGGGGGAGTGAAGACTTCTCAACAGTTGACTCTGCCATTGCCGCCGCAAAAGCGTATACGCCATGATCGGCTTGTTAATAGACGTTGCGAACATCGCAACATCAGTCATAGCGGTGTGTTCGCTGATTGCCGCTGTCACACCCACACCCAAGGATGATGTGTGGATTTCGAAAGCGTACAAGTTCCTTGAGGTCTTGGCGCTCAATATAGGAAAAGCAAAACAATAGGAGAAAACGACGATGGGAAAAAATGAAAAGACCCCTATCACAGTTGAAGATCAAGAATACTTTGTTGAGGATTTGAATGAACAACAGCAGTTGATGGTTAATCACATCACTGATCTTGATCGAAAGATATCAAATGCGCGATTCAATCTGGATCAGCTTGCTTTCGGGCGAGAGGCTTTTGTTAATGCTTTGGCGCAGTCATTGAAGCAAGTTGATTCTGAAGCAGATGCCGAAACCGACGGCAAGTCGTTGCAATGAAACATTCAATATTTGTTTTCGGATTGCTCTTTATGGCAATGACAGCTTATGCCCAAGAGGAGCCGATTCGCACTGAGTCAACAACGACAAGTACGGTCACAACCACCGGGACGATGGAGACAACCGTCAACTCGCCACCGCCTTCCGCTATTTCACCGCAGATTTTTTCAAACGGAAACTCAGACCTTTGTACAGTCGGAGTCGCTGGTGCCGTGCAAACGCAGATTCTAGGCATTTCAATGGGGTCCACCGTCACTGAAGAAAACTGTTTGACTTTGAAGCGGGCTAAAACCTTATACGATATGGGAATGAAGGTGGCTGCCGTCGCGACCATGTGCTCTGGGTCAAAACAAGTGTTTGATGCCATGATGAACGCGGGCACTCCCTGCCCCAAAGACGGTTTGATTGGGGATGAGGCAAAACGTGCGTGGGAGGCTGAACAATTGGCGATGGACGTCGGAACGTCGGATAGTTTTGAAGCGGAAGAAACAGGGAATACTTTGAATGAAAAACGTGTGCAAGGCGCTGGTGCTGTCGCTGGTGTGCTCGGCCTCTTACTCTTACTCTGACACTATTTACGGAGTAACGACAAATGCCGCCGCCAATGGATTCAATTGGGCGATGGGAAACGTCTTGCCGCAACAAGCAGGACTTCAGGTCAACAACGTCATCTACCAGTACACGGCCATTAAAGACCCTTCAGCGGATATGTTAGTGCACGTGCAAAACGAAAACGCACAGGGCGACGGCTACATATTCCGTGAAACGGACGATTGGTCGGGCCTGCCGGGCAACCGAATTAATAAAATTGTAGCGGTCAATGACATTCCGATTGGGTTTTGGGGAAGAGGCTCGATCGAGATCGAAGGCACAGGCTCAGTCGCCGACCCGAATGTTATTTACACCTACAAATACGACCCTTGCTATGACCCTCAAAGTAACCCGTCGTGTCCCGGCTACCTACCGCCCATACCCCCTCCGCCCGAACCAAATCTGGATTCTTATAATGCTTTGAGTGATGAGGCCGTGCTGGAAGCTACGAAAGAAACAGATCCAGAGTTATTTGATCGGGATGGCAAAAACCGAAGAGAAAACCGCGAAGAACCCGATGATCGTTTGGAAAAAGGCTTGGCGGCATCCGAAAATGCTTTAGATATTGCAAGTGAGGTGTCGCAGGACTTCATGATGGCCTCTATAGCAAATCAAGTTCGCTTTGATCCGTACTACCAAAAACAAATTGATGGTGGTGTATACGTTGAGACGGTGTCATTGCCGATCAAAAATATACCCGACAACAAGCGTGGCTTACGCAATAGCTTGGCACAGCAAGTGCTTCATGAGCAGATGATCAAATTACAATACAAGTAAGGATGAGCAATGAACAAAGTAGCAGTTACAACTCTTATGATTTTAGCACTGCCCGTTCTTGCGGAGGAGGCAGTCATTACGGGGACCATTGAGTCGAAGTGCGTGATAAACATAGATGTTAATGGTGTCTATGGGAACCCTGTTGCAGGCACTCTAAGCACAGCACCGGGCGATGGTGGTGTGCTACCTATCATACGTTACGACGTCGCGCTTGGTGACGCATATACTGCGCGAATCACGGCACCTAGCTCTTTCAGCACGGCACCAAGTCTGAATGATGTCGTGGACTGGAGTGCAGACGTGGAGGTCAATGAAGTCTCTGATACCGCTATGTCTGACTACGAGACAAACAAGGTGGAATACGATTACACGACAGAATTTGATATGCACACTGCGGGCACCACTTGGTTCAAGGTGACAAGCAAGGCTGAATATGGCTATGGAAAACCCTATCCTGCGGGCACTTACCGCGCGATTGTCATGGCGGAGTGCATAGCAAACTAATGAAAGTCTTTTTTACAATATGTGCGTTTTTACTGGCTTCTGTTGCTCAAGCGCATCAAATGCTGCCTGCCTACCCTCGCTTTCAACCGTCTTACATCGAAGATGTGCTGCAAGTGCAAATGCGGATGTTTAACAAGCGGCAAGATGTTGAGTATTACGAAGTGGGTGTTTTTGATGCTGACTGGAGGCCAGTGCCTTTTGTGACGGGATACCGAATATTAAAAGTCGAATATCTGTCGCACGTTACGTTTGATGTTTACATCAACGTGGAAGACGCCAATAGAGCAACTTATGTCTGCTCGCAGTCTAAACTTCGACGCGAAGAAAGAGACGGCACCATCATCGCTTCGCGCATCTGCTCCAAATTTAAGGAGCCGTTGCTATGAAAAGAGTTATATTGATACTGCCTTTTTTCTGCATGAGCGCTGTTGCACAAAACAACTCTTTAAATTTACAGCTACCCAGTGGACCCACTAGTTATCAATCAGACAAGTTTAGAGCCGGCGATCTTGATTGCTCCAATGCTATTGGTGGCGGAACAAATATAGAGTTTGGTGTCACAGGCATTATTAACGACGTTGATGACCCTTTCGATGGTTACAACCCACTCAGTCAACAGAGAAAAGATATCGGTGTGTACGCGCGTATTGTCATCCCGTTGGATGGTCCAGAAGAGCGAATTAATTGCAATGCCTTGTATAAGTTAGAGCTTGAAAAAAAAGAACTTGAAGTTTTGAAGTTGCGACGTGAGGTAGAAAACCTTCGACGTATAGCTCTAAATGATGATAAGGAGTTTGAAAATTGAGCGAGGACATCGATGACCAAATTAAAATGGTCACAGGTCATGTGTCTCGTATGTCGTGGGGAGCGCGCATTGCTGCACTGGGCGTGGTCAGCAGTTTGTGTGGTGCGTTGTATGGCGGGTTTTTGATGTATCAAAAGGTCGAAGAAATTGCCAATTTAGACCTTGGCGCGTATCAGCAGCAGATGGAAGTGATGGACACCAAAGTTACGGAGGCCGTGGAATATAGTCGCGATATCAAAAACGGCTTACGTGATGATATCTTGCGAATAGAGCAGCAAGCTGATCGCACAGAGGATTTGGTGCGAAGCACGACTCGCGAGTTGAGAGACGCGATGGACAATGTAGAATCGGACGTGCGTGAAGTGATTGATGCGGCTGAGGATCGATTCGAAACGCGGCGGGATCAACTACGCACATCGCAAGACCAAGACATTAAAGAGCTGGAGGAAAGGCTCGAAGCGATGGTGCAAAGGGCGCTTGACAACCCATTGGCGGACCAATAATGGACGTGGCCGAAGAAGCTTTGAAACGTATCGAGATCCATGAGGCTGAATGTAAGCTCATGCGTGAAATGATCGAAAGACGCTTGGAACAAGGCCAAGCGCGATTTAATAAGATCGAACGAATGCTTTTTGCCATGTATCCTTTCATTATTGCGTGTTTAGGCGCTGTGGAGTATTTACGATGAAATTTGACGCGATAAAAGGCTTGATTGGTGAGTTAGCTCCTACGATTGGCGCAGCTCTTGGTGGTCCGGTGGGTGGCGCTGCGGCTGGTATGCTAGCTAATGTGCTTGGTTGCGAGCCAACGCCACAAAAAATAGAGAAAGCGCTTGCCCAAGCTACACCCGAACAGCTGGCTGAGATAAAAAAAGCCGAACTTGACTTCGAAGTTCGCATGAAAGAACTTGAGGTTGACGTGTTTGCGTTGGAAGCAAAGGACACACAACATGCAAGAGAATCTTTCAAAGAAGATTGGACAGCTAGGGCTATTGCACTTATCTCCGTGGCCTTATTTGGTGGCTATGTTTTGCTCGTTACTATCCAACCTCCTGACGCCAACGATGACGGAATCGTCAATCTGGTGCTGGGTTATTTGGGGGGTATCGTGTCCTCTGTAGTAAGTTTCTATTTTGGTGCAAGCAAGTCGGGGACAAAATGAGCAAACTAGTTGAGCAGTTGAAGCGTCACGAAGGGATTAGAACACACGCGTATCAGTGCACTGCAAATATGACTACCGTAGGTGTAGGGCGTAACATTGATGAAGATGGCGGTCTAGGGTTGTCGATCGATGAGATTGAGTTTTTGCTTGAGAACGATATCAGACGTTGTAAACAGGAGTTAATCGCCTTGCCTTGGTTTCCTGAAATTGATTCTGTGCGGCAGGACGCGCTAATCAATATGTGTTTTAACTTAGGTATGACGCGGCTGCTCGGATTCAAAAATGCGCTGACAGCAATGTCGGTTGGCGACTATGATAAAGCAGCCGATGAGTTCATGGACTCTCGATGGGCGAAACAAGTTGGCTCAAGAGCAGATGAAGTATGTGAGATGATTCGCTCGGGCAACTACCCCGAGATTTAAATCGATGTCCAGCGCACTGCTTAAAGACTTTGATATTCTGAGTCGTCAGGAACAACAAGAAGCGCTGGCATTACTCGATCGATACAAAAGGCTTGAAAA